ACGTGGACAAGATGCCATTGATGGTATTTTAGATTTAGCACGAGAGGGCGAGCATCCGAGAGCTTACGAAGTTGCCGGACAACTCATCAAAAATGTAGGTGAAGTAACAGAGAAGTTATTGCAACTACAAGAGAAGATGAAGAAACTGAAAGACGTACCAGACAAAGCACCAAAGAATGTCACCAACGCTTTGTTTGTTGGTTCTACTACAGAACTGAATAAACTTCTAAAAGGAAAACCAATAAAAACTGATGAGTAATTCAGAAATTTATTTAGGAAATCCTAATCTCAAAAAGGCAAACACTAAAACAGAGTTTACCAAAGAACAGATTGAGGAACTTCAAAAATGTATGGAAAATCCTATTTACTTTTTGGAGAACTATGTAAAGATTGTTACACTAGATAAAGGTCTTGTGCCATTTGAATTATATAACTTTCAAAAACAAATGGTGCAAACATTCCATGATAATCGTTTTACGATTTGTAAACTTCCTCGTCAGTCTGGTAAATCAACAACTATTGTTTCTTATCTAATGCATTATGTAATGTTCAATGATAATGTAAACGTAGCAATTCTTGCAAACAAATCAAATACTGCCAGAGATATTCTAGGAAGATTACAACTTGCATATGAAAACTTACCAAAGTGGATGCAACAAGGTGTCATCAATTGGAACAAAGGTTCACTTGAATTAGAAAACAATAGTAAGATTATCGCTGCTTCAACATCATCAAGTGCAATTCGTGGTGGTTCATTTAATGTTATATTCTTAGATGAGTTTGCCTATGTTCCAAACAATATTGCTGAACAATTCTTTAGTTCTGTATATCCTACAATTTCTTCTGGTCAAAGTTCTAAGGTTATGATTGTTTCTACACCGCATGGTATGAATATGTTCTATAAGTTATGGAATGATGCTGAACACAAACGAAATAGTTTTGTACCAGTTGAAGTGCATTGGAGTGAAGTACCAGGTAGAGATGAAAAATGGAAAGAAGAAACAATTAAGAATACCAGTGAAGCACAGTTTCGAACAGAGTTTGAGTGTGAGTTTCTCGGTTCTGTTGATACATTAATCAACGCATCAAAACTCAGAATGTTATCACATCAAAATCCAATCAAATCACATTCTGGTTTAGATATCTATGAAGAAGTCAAAAAAGACCATCATTATATGGTTACAGTGGATGTTGCACGAGGAGATCTAAATGACTACTCAGCGTTCGTTATATTCGATATTTCGCAGATGCCTTATCGCATTGTTGGTAAGTATCGAAACAATGAAATCAAACCTCTAGTGTTTCCAAATATCATCAATCAAGTTGCAAAGAATTATAATCAGGCAGAGATACTGGTTGAGGTCAATGATATTGGTGGTCAAGTTGCCGATACATTACAGTTTGATTTAGAATATGATAATATGATTATGGTATCTCAACGAGGTCGTTCAGGTCAAATCGCAGGTTCTGGTTTCTCTGGTAAAGGTTCACAAATGGGACTGAGGACAACCAAGGCAGTAAAGAAAATTGCCTGTTCGAATCTGAAACAAATGATTGAATCAGACAAACTCATTATCAATGACTTTGATATCATATCGGAACTATCAACATTCATTCTCAAAGGAACATCAAAATACGAAGCAGATGATGGTTGTACAGATGATCTCGTTGCGTGTTGTTTGTTTTTTGCCTGGTTAACAACGCAGATATATTTCAAAGAATTGACTGATAATGATCTGAGAAGTCGTATCTTTGAAGAACAACAGAATCTCATCGAACAAGACATGGCACCCTTTGGATTTGTTGATAATGGGATTGATACAGAGATGACGGAAGACACAATTGACGAATATGGGGTTCGTTGGTCACCCGTTGTACGAAAAGGTTTCTAAAATTTGATTATTATAAATAGTCGTATAATTACTAAATTTAGTAAATAAGGAGAACAGACAATGGCATTTTTAGTATCACCCGGTGTTCTCGTAACTGAAAAGGATCTAACAAACGTAGTACCTGCCGTAGCTACATCAATTGCAGGCATCTCCGTTGTTAGTGAAAAAGGGCCGATGGATGAGATCGTTGCGATCTCAAGTGAACAAGAATATGTTGATACGTTTGGTAAACCAGACAGCAACACATTCGAGTATTTTTTTAGTGCAACCAACTTTCTACAGTACGGAAACGCATTAAGAGTGGTCAGAGCTGTGACTGGTAATCTCAACGCTACAGGCGATGGTTCAGGATTACAAGTTAAAAACACAGATCACTATACTAACAATTACGCCGATGGTTCGGGTTCAGTTGGAAGCTGGGCTGCAAGAACTGCTGGCACTTGGGGTAACAACCTCAAGGTATCAATGTGTACAAATTCTACTGCATTTGAACAAACTATGCCCGCTGACAATTTAGTGGCTGCAAGTGCATCAAAAGGTGCAACTTCTATCACAGTTGACGATGGCACAGAGTTTAATGTAGGCGACTTACTAGAGTTCGGCGATATAAGTGGAAACTTTAACGCTGCTCCTTCTGGTGAGTATTATAAAATCACTGCAATTTCATCTAACACTTTAACTATTGCAAGAGTAAACACTAACGTTGAAAGTGGTCTTGCTGGTGGTCAAACTGGATTAAAAGATGCAGTTGATGATAACGCATACATCAAAAGACGTTGGGAATATTTCTATCTCTTTGATGCTGCTCCAGGCACAACACAATACGCTTCCGACAATGGCGGTTCCAATGATGAACTTCATATCGTTGTTGTTGATGAAGACGGTGGTGTTTCTGGTGTTGCAGGATCAATCCTAGAGAAATACGAAGGTTTATCTCAAGGTTCAGATGCGAAAAACGCTCAAGGCGGAACAAACTATTACGTAGATGTTTTATACAATCAATCATCAAACATTTATTGGATGGACCATGAAACTACACTATCAGGTGCAGGTGCAAGTGTTGTAAACAATACATTTGATAACACAGGTACAGCTGCATTTACTATCTTCAGCACATCACTTGCTGGTGGAACTGATGATAATGTACCAACTGATGGTGAATTAGAGTTAGCATATGACAAGTTCGGAGATTCTGAAACTGTTGATGTTAACTTTATTATTGGTGGACCTTCACAAACAAACGCAGATGCAACTGGCGACACAAAGGCAACCATGTTAATTGATCTTGCTGAAACAAGAAAAGATTGCGTTGCTTTCGTATCACCTGCAAGAGCAGATGTTGTAAATGTAACTGATGCAATTGCACAAACAGAAAACGTTGTAGCATTTGCTGATGGATTACCTTCATCTTCATATGCTGTAATCGATTCAGGTTACAAATATCAGTATGACAAATACAATGATGTTTACAGATACGTTCCACTAAACGGCGATATTGCTGGTCTATGTGCAAGAACTGATCTAGTTGCAGATCCTTGGTATTCACCAGGTGGTCTAAACAGAGGTCAGATTCGTGGCGCTATCAAATTAGCATACAGTCCAAATCAGGCACAGAGAGATATTCTTTACAGAAAAAGAGTAAACCCTGTAACTTCATTCCCTGGTCAAGGTACTGTACTATTTGGTGATAAGACTGCATTATCAAAGCCAAGTGCATTTGATCGAATCAATGTAAGAAGACTTTTCATCACTTTAGAAAAGGCAGTTGCTACTGCTTCTAAATTCCAACTCTTTGAGTTCAACGATGAGTTCACAAGAGCACAGTTTAGAAATCTAGTAGAACCTTTCCTCAGAGATGTACAAGGTCGTAGAGGTATCACAGACTTTGCTGTAGTATGTGATGAGAGTAATAACACAGCTGAAGTTATTGATAGAAATGAATTTGTTGCAGACATCTTTGTGAAACCTGCAAGAAGTATCAACTTTATTAAACTTAACTTCGTTGCAACAAGAACTGGCGTAGCGTTCAGTGAAGTCGTAGGAGCATAATCATGGCAAACATTTCAGATTTTGTATCTAAACTAAAAGGCGGCGGAGCTAGAGCTAATCAGTTCAAAGTAACGATGCCTTTCCCAGGTTTCGCTGCCGTTGGTGGTGAAACAGAAAGCATGGCATTTTTATGCACTGCAACAACACTTCCTGCTTCAACTCTAGGAGAAATCGTTGTACCATTCAGAGGTAGAAATATCTACATGGCTGGTGACAGAGAGTTCGAAACATGGGATACAACAATTATCAATGATACTGATTTCTTAGTCCGTAATGCGATTGAGAGATGGTCCAATGGTATGAACAATATGTCTGATAACGAAGGTCTTGTCAATCCTGTTGACTATCAAGTCGATGCGTTTGTCGATCACTTAGACAGAAATGGTAATACTATTAAGTCATACACATTTAGAGGTATGTTTCCAACAAACTTAGCAGCAATTGATCTAACATATGATCCTGCAACTACATTAGAAACATTTACCTGTACATGGCGATATCAGTATTGGGAATCAAACACAACTACTTAATAAAAAGGTAGTTTAAAAAAGGGTATAAATAATAGTATGGCAGAATTATTTGGATTTTCTATTACCCGATCGAAGAACGAGAAGGCAACGTCACAAGACTTTACGTTGCCTTCCGTTGACGATGGCTCACAAACAGTCATCGGTGGTGGTGGACACATTGGTCACTATCTGGACATGGAAGGACAGATACGTGATGAAGCAGATTTAATTAGACGATATAGAGAAGTCGCAATGCAACCTGAGTGTGATCAGGCAGTTGAAGATATCGTCAACGAGGCAATCGTATCAGACGAAATAGAACCTCCTGTTCGATTAAACTTAGATCGAATCAAACCATTCTCAGTCGATTTAAAAAAGAAAATTGCAAAAGAGTTTGATGAAGTTTTACGTTTATTAGAATTTGAAGAAAAAGGACATGATATCTTTAGACGTTGGTATGTCGATGGTCGTATGTACTATCACAAAGTAATCGACCCAAAGAATCCTAAAGATGGTATCAAAGAATTACGATATATTGATCCTCGTAAAATTAAAAAAGTAAGAGAGATTAAAAAGAAAGACGGACCCATTAAGATGCCTGGTGATGCACCAGATCCGATGGAGTACAAAGAATATTACGTTTATAATGAAAAGGGTGTTGGTGGTTCAATGACAACAGGTGGTATTCGTATTCATAAAGATGCGATTGCTTATTGTCCATCCGGTTTAGTAGATCAACAAAAGAATGTTGTTTTATCACATCTACATAAGGCAATTAAACCAGTCAATCAGTTAAGAATGATTGAAGACAGTTTAGTGATCTATCGTATTAGTAGAGCACCAGAAAGAAGAATCTTTTATATTGATGTTGGTAATCTACCAAAGATTAAAGCAGAACAATATCTAAAAGATGTAATGAACCGTTATCGAAACAAATTAGTTTACGATGCATCGACTGGTGAAATCAGAGATGACCGACAGTATATGTCGATGTTAGAAGACTTCTGGTTACCAAGACGTGAAGGTGGTCGAGGAACAGAGATTACAACTTTACCTGGTGGTCAAAACTTGGGTGAGATTGATGACATCAAATATTTTCAAAAGAAATTATATCAATCACTGAACGTACCATTCTCACGTTTAGATAGTGAATCCGCTGGTGGTTTACAACTAGGTAAGTCAACGGAAGTAAGTAGAGATGAGATTAAGTTTACAAAATACATTCAAAGACTAAGAAAGAAATTTATTCATCTCTTTTCTGATATGTTAAAAACTCAATTAATACTCAAGGGTATTGTGAGTGAAGATGATTGGGCAAGTGTTTCTGATTATATTAAATATGATTTTATTCAGGATGGATATTTTTCAGAAATGAAAGAACAAGAAATTCGTCAGTCCCGTTTAGATCAAGCAGAAAGAATTTTTAGTCAACAATTAATAGGAAAAGTGTTTTCGATGGATTATGTTTTGAAACACGTTTTACGTATGACAGACCTTGAAATCGAAAAACAAAGAGAACAAATCAAATCAGAAATCGATCAAGGCATTATTAAAGATCCTTACAATGATGATGCCCAAGACGGTTTTTAAAGGAGTAAGCAATGAGTGAACAAGTAAACAAGATGATTGATGCTTTAGCAAAAGATGATCATATCGAAGCAGAAACACAATTTAAATCAGCATTAGTTGATAAAGTGGGAGCTGCCTTAGATGACAGACGTAAAGACCTTGCGAA